TATTATTCCTCCGGTACACTAATTTCAGGTAATCCGCCAATACTAGTCAGCAACGAGACGATGCCTGACAAAACCGCTGACGAAATTACAACTCGCCAATCAACGGCTTCCAATAATGCAGATGCTCCAATAACACCAACAGCAGTTTGAGCAATTGTCTTTAATGCTCTAATACTTGCGTAATAGCCATATTGAATCCACCATTCTTTACTATATTTTTTCATTTTCAAATACCTCCTATCCTAATGATAGTATTTAAATCGTTTGTACACTGTACAAAATAAAAGACCGTATTTAACGGCCTTATTGATACATATTAAACATGTCTCGTATATGTGTCTTAATCATTGTTTTTTCTTCATCTGAATCAACGCATCCATGAATCATAGTTACGATTTGTTGCATACATTTCATAGTCTTATCTAATTCACGATGAGACTTTTCTAAATCCATATCACCTTTTGTACGCGTATATTCTTCTTTGAACGCTTTATATTTTTTCAAATGTTCTGCAAGCTTATAAACAATATCTTCTGTTTCTGGATCATGAATATTATATCCATCATTATCTTCTTTTAATCTTGCAACAGTTGAAACTCCATCTTTTCCTATCTCAATTTGATATTTATTTCTCATTGCTTCTATAGTTTCAATGTCTTTGATATTATCTAAAGCTTGAGATAATGCATGGAAATAAGATTCTGCATATCCATATTTCTCTAACATATTTACTGACTCATGCATTATCTTCTCATTAACTTCCATTGCTTTATGCATATTTTTCACCTACGCAATCTTTTTAATGATGATATTTGCATTCTGAACAGATAGATCTAAACCACTGTTATTTGCTAATGCAATTGTATAAGATGCACCACATGGAACTTGAATTAGAGTGTCTCCACTTACATTTCCATACGCACTTGCAGTTGCAACAGTATAAATAGATTGTGTTCCGCCAATTGCTTCTCCGTTTAGTTCAAGCACTAAAGAAGCTTGTCCTGCCGCTGCACTCGTAATATCCGCAGTATAAGTTACTTCATAGATGCCTTGCTTTGTTAGTGTAAACAATCCACTTCCTAGATCGTGTGCCAACCATCCTTTACATGGACACTGGCATGATTTTGATCTTACACGATCTGTAGGAAACAAAACATTATTTGAATTATCGACTGTCTGAACAGCCGTAGCAATACTATTAATCATTTCTTTTATCCTCCTATTAAAATAGGGATAGCCTTTTGACTATCCCGTTAAATCCAAAGGCAATTGCCTAATCACATATGTGCTAGATTATAAGTTGTTGTAGCCATTACATCCACATCCGTTGTTATAAGCGTAATATGGTGAACATGTAATGTAAGCTGGTTTTGGTGTTGGTTGCAAAGTATTAATGATATTTGCAGATTGTGCCTGTTGACTTAATTGGAAATTAGCCGTCAATAAATCACGGTCACGATCAGCTAAACGATCACGTAATTCTTGCATAGTGTTTGCATTGATCAACGCACGTGTTGCTTCACCTTCTGAATGAATTGCTGTTGTAATGTCACAAGTATTTTTGAAACTTTGAGCATTTACATTGTCAATTGCTCGTTGAGTGTTGCAGCAGCATTCTTGTTGCTGAGCTTGCAAGTTTTGAAGTCCCAACTGATTAGTATAGCGACTTTCTAATACATCACGTTGAGTTTGACAACCTGTTTGAGATACATTTGTATTTGTGTTAAAAATGTCTCGTTTAATGAATTCTTCATTTAATAAAGAATCATTTGTTAGGTTTCCGTTGCCATATCCTCCATATCCAAATAATACGAAGATTAGCAAGATCCAAATCCACCAACCTCCTCCGTTTCCAAAGCCGTCATTTCTTTCGGCTAAGTTGTAAGTTGGTTGAATTCCCATTCCGTTTTCCATCATATATGTTCTCCTTTCTTTCTATAATAACGGTTTATCCGTTGTTACCTGATTCCAAACGTTTTTGCCATTTGTTGCAGTTGCTGCTTTTGTTGTGGATTTAAATTACCCATCATCTGATTTAAAATCATTTGTGGATTTTGTCCACTGTTCATAAGCATTTGAAATTGTTGAAATGCTTGTGGATTTTTCTGCGACAACATATTCATTAACATTTGTTGGGGATTTCCCATATTCATCATATTCATTGGATTCATATTACCCATAATACTTTTTAAAGGATTCATTTTGTTTGTGCTCCTTTCTTTGGCTGCTCATTAGCTTGTTTTGGTGGTTTGCTTAATGCGCATATCAAATCATCTAATTTCTTTTCGATTCCATTTACACGATTTTCAATACTGTTAGAATTATCTTCCGTGATTTCTTCAAATTTGAACTTTTTAAACGTTCCATCTAAAGATTTCATATAAAAAATAGATTTATTGTTATCAAATAAAATCGTTGGTAAATTTGCATTCGCAAAGTTTCTAGCTTCATTCTCATCATTCACCCATTTTCCATTAAAATCAAAATTGCCTTGTTGTTGTGGTGTAATCTGATTATTAATATTGATAGGTGGAATATTTGCATACTGTTGTACTTGCTGAATTTGTTGATCTATCATTTGCCTTTGCTGCATCAAACTGTCAATTCGTGCTTGTGCTGGATTATAATTGTTATACATTTCAACCACCTCTTTACGCTTTAATTATATGGTTACACAATAAATAATTTAATACTCGAATAATACTCATAAAATACCCAAAATAAAATGAGCAACCATTATAGATTGCTCACATATTTATCAAACATTTTTCTTGCTTTGCATACTCTGTTCCTTATGGTTTGTACTTCCACACATAATGCATCTGCAATTTCGGTACATGACATGTCATATACGTATCTCATAATCAAAACCTGTTCATATTTCTTTCTTAATCCAACAGATTTGATAAGTATTAATGCATCATTAGGACGTATCTCTTTTAATCTGTCAGCTTTGTTAATATAAACCACCTCATTAATTAAATTCGTTGGTTTGAATTAGCTTCGCAAGAACAATTATTCATATGATCATCTTTCCAATAACCACGACAAACAATAGTAGAATAAAGAACAATAATCACTAAAACCAATACTGTAATAATCGTTCTACTTGTTTTATAGTTTCGATCAATTAATTTTGAGCAAAAACCATAAATGTTATCTACTTTTTCTTCTACATTTTGAAGTTTCTTGTTTGCATCTTTAATATCCATTTTTATTACGTTCCTCCAACGCTTCTACACGATTAAACAAAGTTTTTATTTGTTGTTTTAGTTCTGAAAGCTCCACTTCCATTGAATTACTTCCTTTTTTAATTTCTGAAATTGAATTCTTTATATCACTTAAATCCGATTTGATATGTTCCAATTCATTCTTCAAAAATGCCATATTGGATATTTGTTCTCCATCCATCTTGCGTGTGCCACGATTATACGTAATAAATGCAATTACTAGCATGCATGCAGAAATAATAACACTAAGATATTCACCACTCATAGAGACACCACCTATTTATTAATGGTAGAATCTTTTTGTTCTACACTAATCCATCCGATAGATACAAACATTTCTAAATCACTCTTTGTAAATAAGCCTAATTCATAATACGATTTAATTAATTCATAACTCATACTACTTCACCCCATTCAATTGAGCTTTTAACTGTGCAATTTGTAACATTAATTGTGCATTAATCTTCTCTTGCTCGGTTGGTACTGCTTTTGGTTCTTCGATTGTTGGTTTGTCTGCTTCTGAAACCTCAACCACCTTACCATTTACATATTTGTAGTTATATCGACCGTATTTATCAACTAACTCTTTGTCTAGATACAAACCTTGAGCATGAGCGTATTTGTCGCCTTGCCCGTTGTCAATCTCTGTCATAGTTGACATTTCATCTTGCGATAAAAAGATTTCTGAATTAATAGATGTAATGTTATTTTCTGAATCTTTATTAATATATACTCTTACCATGCTTACTTCTCCTATTCATTATCATAAATTTCTGCGTCTAGATAAATTCCACCACCTACATCAATTACATAACTAATAGTCGACACGCCACGTTGCTTTAATTTAGTAAGCAATGCACTTGAAGGTGTTAATACTATCTCTTTGTAACTGTCTATGCTTGCATTAGTGATATCTGAGCGTTCTACAATGATAGCGCTTGCGTTTGCTCCTGTATAAATCCATCCTTCTAAAGTTATATTACTTGAATCTACGGATGGTTTGGAAGTTCTCATTGAGTTAACCTCCGGGATATTAATGTAAATACGTTCGTTTGAAAAATAACCACTTCTAGCTCCGGTAATCGGTTGAAAATACCACATACATTTCACGTATTCTTCACTATAAATTGGATGAATAAAAGCAGTAGCGTGTTTACCTTTTTCCAATTTAACCCATTCAATTGTACAAGCTCCATTCTGTGATGTAGTACCGAATCTGATGATACTTAATGGAGTACTTGAACCATCAAGTGTTAGCGTGTGGATTCCGTTGGATGTGATTTCTTTTTTTCCAATGAGAGCGTCTTTACCATGAAGACTGTCTCCTCCTTTTTTCATAGTTTCAAGTCTAAATGAACCTACAATAGAAGATATCTTTATAGATATCGTAAATTCTTCATCTAACTCTTTTTCTAAGATTTGGCTTATATAATTCTCTAGAGTTCCTGTAGAGTTAGTTGTTGTGCTTCCACCTTTATAGCTTATCCCATTACCTAATTGTTTGACCGTTGTATTGTAAATTTTCCATCTATCAAACGAATAATCATTTTCACTGTACGTTGTAAGCGAACGTTGATTTACTTTAAAATCCGGATTAATCAATAAATTCGGATTGCTAAATTTAGTTCCTAGATAGTTTGCTAATTGAGATAATGAACCTTTTTTTAATCCTGCTCCATTGTGTACAGGCAATAAGCTATTATCAGTGAAACTAGGCAATGCGTCTAATTCTGTTACTTGTTTTCCTGGCATGTTATTCCTCCTTGATTTCTAATTAAGCTTCTAGTTGCATTAATTCTTCGTACTGAGATTGTGTGATTCTATTTCCTAATAAATACACATCTAATAGGTTTTTATTCTCCTCAGTTAACCCCTCTCTTTGAATTTTCTTCTTCATCAGTCTGTAAATCATGTTTATTCCTCCATTAATTGTTCGATTAATATTGAATTGTATTCGGCTTTTAAATACGCTTCTTCAAGCAATTCTTCTTTGTTTATAGGCTCAAAGTCCTCTTTTGATAAGCCTAACTTTTCCATCATTTTAATTTGTGTTTCTGTCATTAGGCATTCACCTCGCTCAATGTGACTGTGTACTGAATATCGCTAGGTACTGCGATTTGATAGCCGTCTCCATTGGTGTTCTTAAAAGTGAATGAGCCACCACTTTCAACTTCAAAAGGCTCCTGGAATGTATCGCCTATTAATTCAGAAATATCCATTACGATTGGTTCGGCTAATTCGTAATATAGATATTTACCGTTGATATAGGATTTCAATTCTTTTAAGCTTTTGCACTTGCTTGTTGAAATCAAAAGTTGATCGTATGCAGAATTCAAGAACATTCCATCTTTGCTAACGATTTCGTTAGATGAAATGTTATCAAATAATTCACAAATAGCACCAGAATTTGGTTTTGTCTTGATAGCACTAATATTAATTGCATACACATATCTTCCTTCTTCTGGTGTTACACCACTATACAGATATATTTCTTTAAACGTGCCTAAATCCACTTTATCAACGTACTTGTAATATTTCTTATTTTCAAAATCTACATAGTTATAAGTCGTTCCTGCGCTCCATCCATATCCATCTAGGTTTTGAATTGATTGTGGGATTGGGTGTGATACGTGATTGCTAGATGTATCAGTATAGATTACATCATTTACACTCATACTTATTAATTCACCTTCATTGTATGCGTAGTAGTCGTTTGGAAACATTGCTTTAAATTCTTGTGTAGTTGAAGGCTCATTTCCATAACCGAACATTTTAGTTAGGTCATATACTTGAGGAACTATCTTTAAGTCATTGACAGTAACGCCTTTTACAATATATAACAGAAGAAAATATGCCTTACCATTGTTTAGAGCTCTTTCAATCGCCCCACTACCGTAATCAATTAGATTATTGAATGCACTACCGCCAGTTATATACGCTCTGTAAGTCGCGGGGCTTCCAATTGTAGTGAGCGAACGCATATAATACATGTGGCCTTTTATGATATTAATAATACCACTTATAGATGTCGCTTCAGTAGAAGTCCCATTTACAATATATGTGCCATCACCTCTATTAGTAAACGTAACCCCTGAAATAGTTTTACTATGTACGTCTTGATAATTGAACATCTGATTCCATGTAATCGTCTTTCCGCCGACTTTATTCACTGAACCTAACTTAGCACCACTTGGAATTTGTTTCTTATAAGCTTTTTCAGAATCAGTTTCGAAACGATACGAGATACCATTATTTAAATCCCACAATGCAGAAAGACTTCGTTTCGTCTTTGCGTCCTCTTTTTCATTAGCAACTAAATCTTCCTTTAGTTTACTAATGGCTTCAGTTGATGCTTGTAAATTATCGGCGTATTCCTTTGCTTTATCTTCTGAAGTTTTCGCATTTACTGCACTTGTGTTGGCTTCATCTTTTAATGTACTTGTATCAGTTTTGATTTGATTTAGCTCATTTTTTGCTTGATTTATTAAACCCTCAAATTCATACGTAACATTTCCGAAGACTTCTACATCACAACTATCACGATTCAAACTTTGATTACCATCAACTTTATATTGCCAATCTGCTTGTAATATGTTATTTTCTTCATCTATTAATTCAGAGTCTCTATCAATTAATAAAGGAGTGTAAAATTGATTATCCAATATCATTCCCATAATATTAGAAATCTGTATTCTTACCGCATTACCTGCTGTTGAATATCTCGTCCCATCATATCCAATGCGTATATCTGTAACCTCTGTATTTGCATTTGGTAAATTCCCTGAATCGAATAATTGATCTATTCTAGATTTCAGAACATTTAAATCCTCAAAACGTATGCCGTACTTGGAAATTAAATCGTTTAATTCTTCAATCCCTGAATCTTTGACATTTGTAATTGTTGTTATACCTGTGTCACGTGCTTCTCTTATATCTTCTACTGCTTGATTACACTTTTCGGATACTAGTAAAAGTAACATTGCAATCTCATCTCGTTCATTTTGATCTAATGAAGCAGCTTTTATATATATACTTTCAGGAGTAACAACTCTTGACAATGTAGTAGCCCATCTTTTTTGAATAATTCCTTCATCATCTACAATAACTGCACTAACCACAAAATAAAGATCTCCTTTATTCTTCAGTGCATTGTTTGGAACAACCCAGGAAAATTCACATGTATCATAGTAAGTGACCTTATCTACAGCTAAAGATGAACCGATAATTCCTTTTGAGTCTCTGTAGTTTATACGAATCACAGCATCTTCCATCTTAAACACTTCTGATACTACATTCATAACTTTAAATTTTACATATTTAGAATCCTTATCATATTGAACACCAAATACATTGCTAGGATCAGGTATATATATTTCACGCGTCTTTGCATCTACAACTAACGTTTCATTGCTTACACCTGCATATGTATCTAAATCAAAACTAAGTATTGCATTTAATTTTGCCATTTTTATACACTCCTAACTACTAAAATTCCTGAAAGTGGTGTATCATGGATTCCATTTGTTTCTACAGTGATCATCCACTTGTACGTACCTTCTGCAAGAGCATCTGATGGACATTTAATTTTCAAATTCTCTTTGATATCCACACGCTCAATAACGTTTGAGTTATTCATAATTACAAATTGAACCTTGTCGTTATTTCCAGGTATAAACGTATTGCCACTTTTAAAATTAAAAGAAACATCTGTAATAATCGTATCTCCTTTATTTATTGTAATTTGTTTGTTTTTTATTTCCATATATGCTCCTTTCTACTTATACGGAATCGCTTTCTTCCATTCCAATCCATCAAACACAAATAATCTGCACAACTGATAATTGTTTCTGTTCTGTGTAACTACTAATGAATAGCCACGCATCCATCTTGAATTGTCAAACTGCCATACTTCCATATAAGTAAATGTTGTGTTGAATTTAACGTTAACCCATAACGATGTCCTGTCTAGTGAATCTGTTATAAGCACCTGAATCATTTTCTCTGTGTTCTTTGGGACAGAAAATATTGTAAACGTTCTAGAGTTCACTGTATTTTGACTTGAATCATCCTTATATGTAACTGATTTAACATGTTCATCATCTGATGTGTGTACTGTAAATTTCACATCATCTGTATTTTCACTACCTTTGATAATTTCAAAATCTACATACGTCACATATACATCTGCATAATTTTCCAATGTAATAGTCTTTAATACAGTTTGATCCAATCCATTTCCACTGCAATCAGCAACAAAAGGTTCAACAAGAAATTCATATTGTGTTTTCTCATTAAGACCTGTAATAGAATAATTTCCATTTAAATTATTACTTACAAATTGTCCATCATTATTAGAATATAAACGCAATGTATATAAGTTATATGGATTTGTTTTCAATTTTCCGAAAATGGAAATGTCATTGTTACCAACACCTGATATCCATGCATTATATAAAGGTAGTTCAATTAATGGTGTAGTTAGTTTAGCCTTTCCTGATAGATTTGGCCATCCTTGACAGCTCGCATTCCATTCAAAATACCGTTGTCTATTACAATACATAGGTTCGTTTATTTGTCCTAAATAATACCATCCTGAATCTGTAATATAGTCTGTATCCCATCTTGAAATAGTTTTAGAAAGTCCTCCAAGAGTAACAACGTTATTTGCCTGGATTTTGAAATTTCCAGTGTATCTAAACCACACATCAGCTTTAAATTTTAAATTAGGATATGATCCTATATATTCCTCATTGTAAGATTCAAATGTAAGCGTTAAATACTCATTATATGGTAATGTTGCTAAAACAGTCATACACTAACCCTCATATTTTATATAGATGTCTCCAGCTTTATCGCTAGCCTGTACAGTAGGATCCGTAGTTCCACTACGAACATTTACAGTAAGTTTTAACTGATTTTCTAATTGTTTTTGATATCCCTCCAACGTCTTAATGGTTGTTTGTGCTTTTGCAATCGCATCTAAAAGATTTTTAAAATCTTCTGTTGAATCAATACCACTATCTAACGCAAAGTTTTTTACAACTTTAAATTTAAATGAGAATGAAGTTACAAATGTGTTGTCTGAGCTCAATACAATTTCAGCATTTACAATACCTGCTTCTGCTAAAATATTTGAAAATGCTTCTGTGTCAGAGAATGTAATTTCATATGCATTTGAGTTTTCAAATCGTGCAACACTAGTTGCATCTACACTTACATTAAACCCACTTGGTTTTTCAATCCATAATGTAGCCGTTAATGATGAATCTGTTTCTGATGGTTCATCAACAATTACATCATCACTCGCAAATACAATAAGGCCTCGTCCTGTATCTCCTTGTAGCATTTCTAACATTAAATCAGGATTTTCTTTTGTAAGGCTTACTGTTAAATGACTATATACAATCGCCATGTTATACCTCGCTTTCTAATACCAGGCCTAGATCTTCGGGATGTTCTGTAATTAAGTTATAAGTCAATTTATTTACATAAAACCTTTCTCGTTTTCCAAAATCAGTCTCTACATAAATCGAATCGTTTAATTTCAAACTTTGTGCATCAGGTACATTGGAAGAAAACAATTCTTCAAATTTAATAGATGTTTCTGTTTTTGGTTCTTGCAGTTCTTTTTCCAAAGATTTTTTCGCCTGTATTCTAAGATAGTTTATTAAGTTTGCTTCATTTGTAAATACGCCCAATGTTGTTTTTTTTGCTTCTGAATCATCCTCCATCAATTTGATATCGGAATATTCTTTCACATCAATTCTATGGATCTCATCTGTATCCCAATTGCTAGCCTTAATGATTTCATTATTTGGTAGAATTCGACCGTTGTACGCTTTTGGTATGATTCCTGTAACTACATTTTCCATTGACTTCTTTTTTGTGTATTCAGACATTTCTTTATTACTTATAAAGAAATCATTTGGCTTCAAATAAAAAGCATAATAATCTGAATCTCCAAAATAACAATCGTAATTGTTGAACATCGCAACATATCTGTTGTTTTCACATTCAGGCCATCTATTCATCATGGAATTTTCTTCCGTACCAAACAAGCATTGAATTAGATTATATCGAATCCAATATGCAGTTTGTGTGGAATCTACATCTTCAATCATCCATTTACACGCATTTCCGACTTCGGCAGTACCTCTATCAGCAACAATAACACTGCTTCCATTGCCAATACTTGTTGAACTAGGATAGATTCCATAATATATGTTTCCATATGGTGCAATTTCATAACTAGAACCATTGTTAATGAACCACCATTTCTCAGAATTATCTGAAGGACTTTCTGAAAGACTTCCTAGCACAACCTTTTCTGAATCCAATTTAAGCCATCTACATGAACATAATGATAAAATCCCATATATGTCTCCATATCTGTCTGATCCTACTTTTTTTAGCATAAATGTTTGAGCAGATGTTCTATTTATTTGATGTGTCTGTAGTTGCAATAATTCATCTTCACTCGCATTTGGAACATCTAGGCAATACCCACTATTCTGAACATTACGGAAATAAACGATTTTTTCATCCTCTGCATTAACATTTGCATAATTTGCATATTCTCCATGTCCATAAATCTTATAAGGATAATTTGGTTGAGAATTTGTAATAATATCATTCGCAGTATTTATGACGTCTTCCCATGTTCCACTAATAGTACGATCATCAAACACAAACACTTCTTTTTGAGAATCAAAGAATACATGTGTTGCGTAACAAGTATACGTATCACTTTGTTTGTTGTATTTTGGATATACAAGTCTATATAGCTGAGGTTCTTCAAAGTTTATATCTACTTTAAATACAGATTCATCACTGATTTCCATGCCCATTAAATCACTTTTTGGAAATTCGATTTCTATGTACCAAACAGAATTCCTTTCAAATACTGCCTTAGCGCTTATACAATGTCGTAGAATCACATCTCCATTACGTTCCTTCATTTGTGCATATGTTGTTTTTTTTCTAGAAAAGAATAAATGAATCATCTTTATTTCTCCCTATAATTACGTATAATTTCTGCACGAATAGCACCAATATCAGTTTTGATTAATACATTATTAGAGCCATATTTAAATTTAAGCCCGTCAAACGATCCACTAGTTTTCAATGTGTCATACTTGTACGTACCGTTTGAATAATGTGTTTTCATATAAGAATTTTCCGTATTGATTTCAACATAAGAAATATCCGATGTACCGTTAAAAGGATTTGTGATCGTAAAATTATTTCCGTTACAATTGATTGTGATGGTATTTGCGTTCATGGAAGTGTTATATAAACGATAGATTGGATATGCCGTTTCATAATGATTCGCAAATTCTACCTTTTTTCCACTTACAATATCGTACGGCCTTGAATACTTATTTACGTATCTGTAAGGTTCACAAATAAATGTGATTGTAAATTCGCTTCCTCGTCCAAAGTCTCTTGAATCCATATCAAACGTTACGTTTTTTACCTTCCAATAATGTTCTCTATCATCACTAGTTAACTCCAATATTCCTTTATTTCCATTGAAATATTGTTGGATTTTATAGATACGATCTAGATATTCTTTCTTGCTATTTAAAACAAAGTTGCATTTGATAGGAATTTTGCGATCTTGATATACACCTGTATGACGATACGATGTAGTACCGTCACCAAGTGTAGATGTTTCTACAATTTCCTCTGCCATAGGAATAACAGGACGTTCGCTTACCTTTAATAAATACATAATATTTTGCGTATAACGCAGTTTATTCTCAGGTGTAAATCTAAAATGATACATTCTATGAACCTCCATTTCCCCATGATTTCAACATATCTCGAATTGATATAATTTCTTGTACAGTATCTGTAACAACATTTCCATCCAATTGCATAGGTTGTAGATTGATTGTTAGATCACAATTTCCAATCGCATTAATCATTTGATCCAATCTATTTGTGATTGCACTCAAATTTATATTACCTACGCTTCCAACGCTTCGTGATGTAGTTCCACCCATAATAGCTGTTGTAGCATTCGCAACAGATGCATACGGACTGATATCAGAATATGTAGCAATCTTATCCGCATCCATTGGCATAATATCTGTGTCAACTACAGGCCTACCAGAATTAAACAAAGATTGTTGGATATATTTTTTATTGTTATCATCTTCAACAACTCTTGTCTTTTTTATAGTTGTATGTGTAACAGTGATAGGGTGATCGTCCGCATATTTTTGAGCTTTATCGATATTTGACTTAATATCTGTATAAGCTATAGCGGAGCTTGTAACCATACCGTCCAAGTGAGGTTGCAAAGATTTTTCCATCTTTCCACCCATTTTTCCAACTGCCGATGATGTTGTACCATCATTCGCAAATGCATCAGCAATACCGGTAATCGAATTCTGAGATTCTTTTAACATCTTTTCTCCGGCATCTTTTATTTTAGGGTCAGTTCTTGCCATCATCTCTTGTACTGCTTCACCTACAGTTGATTGACCGCTTATAAATCTTTGAGCAATGTCAGGTGGAATCGCTTGACCTTCCATTCCAGCGGATTTAACCGCTTGTGCTAATGTAATCAGCTTATTCATTGCGTTAGTAGCTTCTGAAATGCTTCCACAATTTGCCAAGATTCCATTTGCTACACTTGTTGGAATTGAGCCACCAATCATACCAGCTTGGTCAACAAGTTGATTCATATTCATTAAAGTAGCCATATAGTTAGCTGCTTCAACCGCATTTGCAGTTCCATTTGTAATACCTTCTTGAATACCAAGTGGAATACGAATACCTGATTGCGCTGCCTGTGCTGCAATGTCAGTCAACTGTGCCTTCATGGTCGTTCCCATCTGTTCAAACGACTGTGTTTCTAAGTAGTTAGATTGAAGAATGGATTGTGTCTGCGTTTCGTGTAACTTTGTATAAGAATCCGCTAAATCAGTACATAATGTAGAAATCGATTCTTTCAATGCACTCGATTTATTCATGTAATCTTGCATTGAAATATTGCCTACTGCATATTCTGCGCTTAATTTTCTTAATGAATCCGTTGTACTATTAATACTTTCCGTAAGCTCTGCATTCTTCATTTCTGCTTTTAATTGAGCAGCGGCATTTTTCTTTGCGATACTTGCAAGTGCTTCTTGTTTTGCTTCTTCTTGAATCTGAGTGATTCTTTCTTTGATTGCATCAATACTACTATAATGTGCATCCTCATTAAGATTTAGCTTTCCAGTATTTTCATCAATCTCTACCCCTAAATCAGGATAAAGTTGATTTAACTCCCTAACAGCTTCTGCAAGCATAGTCTTTTGTGTAGCATTTAAAGATTCTTTTGCGTTAAGATCTTGAATTGTTTTCATCAAATGAAGTGCAGTTTTGTTGTTTTGCGTATACTGAGTTACAATTTCACCCATACTTGTCTTAGTTTTAGACATTGACTTTGCATACTTCTCATAACCATCAATAACTTTTAACGTAACCGCATAATCTGTATCTTTATACGCAAGCTCTTTGTTTGCAGTTTCCATTGCTTCCTTGCGCTTTTTATCGGCCCAAACAACAGCACCTGCAAAAGCACCAAGTGCAACTGTAACAGCAGTGATTGCTGGATGTGTTAGCACAAACCCTTTTCCTAACGAAGCGATAGAAGTACTTGCTAAATCTCCTGCTTTTGCAGCATCCCCAAATCCATCAGCTACCTTTTGTAAACCTGGATGTGCTTTAGTAAAGAATCCAACAGCACTTTGCGTTGCACCAGCTACTTTACTTACACCTTTTGCGGTTGGATAAGCGGCTGCCGTCAACAATAACATCTTTGCAATCGTCTGTTGCGTTCCTTCATCTAAATTAGAGAATGCATTAGCTGCCTTTTTTACTATCTTTAATAGATCCGTTAAAGTAGGTGTAAATGCCTGACCTAATTCATTACCAGCTTGTTTAATAGCTTCCCATGTTTGAGATAATTGAGATTTCAATGTCGCATAACGCTTTTCTGCTTCGTTTGCCATTGCCGTATTGTCATTCCAGGCATTTTTAGAAACATTTAATGCACTAGCCAATACATCCGAACTTTGTGCTAAAGCACCCATTGCCTGTGCTTGTCTAATTTCTGTAATATCTAAATCGTTAAGAGTTTTTGTAACATCTGCCGATTTTCCAATACCTTCTACAAATTTTAAGAATGTTCCCGCTGCATCTTCTCCCCAAGCCTTTTGGAATTGTTGAGAAGTCATACCAGATACTTCTGCAAACTTTTGTAGTTTCTTATCTCCCGTAGAAACAGATAGGTCAATTGTCTTCAACATTTTAGAAACAGAACTACCACCAGCAGCGGCTTCAATACCCAATGAAGATAATGCAGTTGATAACCCTAATACTTGATTGGAATTCAAACCAACCATCTTACCTGCAACACCTAAACGAGTAGACATTGCCATAATATCTGCTTCAGTTGTAGAGAATTTATTTCCTAAATCTACGATTGTAGAACCTAAACGAGAATAATATGTATTCGTCTTTTTAGACTGCGAAACCATTACGTTTGAGAATTTGGCAATACTTTGTGCTGCTTCTTCACCAACAAGATTTGTAGTATCTCCTAATTGCGTAATTGTCTTAGTAAACCCGACAATTGAATCTGTAGGGATACCCATTTGTCCTGCAAGTTCTGCATAATGTGCAATATCTTGATATGTACTCGATGTATTTTGCGCAAGATCTTTTAAGCCTGCATTGATTTTTTCAAACTGTTGAGGGGTTGCATTTACTGTTTTTGTAACACCAGTCCATGCATCTTCAAACTCAATAGCCGTTTTAGTAGCGGCTGCAATACCTGCAAAAGATAACATAGATAATGGTTTTACAGTGTTCGCAAACTGTTCTGCTTTTGAGCTTACTTTTCCTAACGTATCATACAGTCTTAACAGTGTTTCATTCGTTGAAATGAATGATTTTGACATACCTGCCAATTCATTTTTAAGTCCTAAAGCACCTGCTTTTAAACCTAGATATGTGCGTTGAGAATCTTCATACGTACTACCTAAATCAACCAACACCTTTTTTTGTTCGGCAATGCCTGAAGTACAATCATCCATTGCTTCTTTTAAAGTAACATTTCGTGAAGCTAATCTTTGGATAGCACTTTCACCTTGTTCTGCCGAACGCGTACCGTTAGCAATTGCTTCTTTCCATGCGTTGATCTGCTTGTTATTGTTTGTATATTCTTTATTCAAAGAATTAAACGTATGAGTGTAATTATCAACAGACTTAGTAGCAGAAGAAACCGCATCGGCCCACTGCTTCTGCGTCTTTGGATAATTCATCAGTTTCTTGTTATAGACTTCCAATTGCTTAGTTGTGCTTTTGATTTTATCTTGTAACAAGTTCTGATATGTCGCAAAGGACTGAAAATCTCCTTCGTTGAATTTCATAGAAGATTTCAGTTTCGACATTGTTTTATCTAATCCTGCTGTTTCGGATTTTATTTTATTAATTGCTTTTTGAAAGCCAGTAGTATCTCCATCAATTTTTACGGAGATACCTCTTACTTGACTGTAACCTGACAATTTTAGTACCTCCTAAAATCTGTCAAAGTCGCTTTGGATTGCTTTACGAATACGAATTTTGTTTTTTGAATTATTTACTTTGGACTGCATATTTCCACGCGCAATAATCAAATCAAACAATCTTCCTATGCCCATATCCTCTATTTCATCTATTTTTAATCCTAAATTTAATCCGCCTAATACTAAATCAGTGTAGCTTACACTTCTTTTTTTTTATCATCTGTAATCACTTCATCTGATTCATTTTGCACTGTTGCTTTATTCGCATTGATAACTTGTTCTAGAATAACAACTCCGCTCATTACATAGGTTTGATAATCTTCGATTTCATCAACAAAATCTTGGAACGCTTTTGTTTCTTTTCCATGATATGTGTCATACGTCTTGATACATACCCAAACTAATCTTTCAAAAAATAAAGATCCGTTTGCTTGTAATAAAACGAAATAAGGATCTCGATCAGGATTACCTTCACGAACATTTTTTTCGATAGCTTCACCAAATTTGATTTGCACTTCCTGAATATCCACTAACAAATCTCTGTTGAAACAATCTCTATAAATGCTAGCCGTTTTGCCTTTATACAATAAATTATATTTTTTACCATCAATACTTAGTGTCTGTTCCATATAACCTCACAAAGAGGGGGTTGCCCCTCTTATAATGTGCTCACTTCCTTGCCATTATCACTTTGTACAACTACTGGTGTACCTTCTTCCTGGCTCATTTCACTAGCTTTTGGACTAGGTAATGTTGGTGCAGTTGTAAAGAAATTCTCATAATTTGTATCACCCTTACGACATTTTGACTTTACCCATTGATGATCATCTTTCTCAACAGGAACAGCCGTAATATCCATTGATGTTGTTTTTGGATCAGTGCTCTCTTCTTTTGTTTCACCTTCTACATTTGGTCGTGCAAATACAACTTTATAGAAGATATGTTTAGTAGCACTTACATCACCTTCAAATTGGAACATAAGCGCAACGTTATTAGGCAATACGTTTGCATCTTCTGCTAAGTTACCTTCTTCTGTTGTCACTGTATTGAAAATCATCTTTTCAATTTCTTCAGGAATTTCAGACATCTCTAAACTTCCTGAATATCCATTGTTTGTATTCGTTGTGAAATACGCAGTGTTATCTGCATAATATGTATTTGTATCTCCTTCTGGATCTAGAGTTAATGATTTAGCACCTTTCCATGCAGTAGGCTTACCATATGTAATTGATCCTGCACTTTCTGTAATAGAACATACATGTACATTTTTTAGACCGAATCGTACTTTGTTTTTATCTGCCATAGTTTTTATCCTTTCAAATATTTTTCGATTAAACTTGGCAGTTCCTTGATTGCGTTAGTTTCTCCATCCTTCCAGTGCTTAAATGCACGTGTACGTCTAGGAGAATTCCATAAATTATGTCCGTTTTCTAGTAAATGAGTTAATGAGTATTCGTGGCCACTCGCATAAATAACACCGCGTGTATGACCTAATTCACGTTCTATCTTATATGTGATAGACCTTTTATATTTGCCCTTTCTGCGTGTGTTTCTATCTTCTACCCTGGCCTTAGCTTTAACAATGTCTTTAGAATCTTTTGTAGTTTCTTCTACTGCTCTATCAATCTGCGCCAAAGAATGCTCTTTATATTCTTGAATCATCTTTCTGATTTCAGGCCCAAGCTGCGACATATCGCAATATACATCATTGACGGCCAACTAATGTCACCGTCCATTCTGTACAGTGTACTTTTTGAGTTTTTATATCTTCATCTGTGATGGTTTGGTATGGTATTTCTAATTCATCAAACATGTCTTCGATTTTAGCTTCTAATTCAAAATCTTTTTGATCAGTCACTAATCTATATATGTAAGTTCCAATCTTACAATACGTTCTATTGTCCGCAAAGTAATTATTTGTATAATCCAATGCATAATTCCCATAGGGGGTATGGGGTTTTGATTTGAAACTGCCATATACAAATTGTCCTTCACCTAAAAGTTCAGTGAATTTAGCTACAATCTGTTGTCTTACTGTTTCCATTCTCCAGCATCCTGTTGAACATATAGTTCAATCGTATCTCCGGATGGGAACGTACGATAAACCGCATACTTTTTGTCGTTGTATTTCACTGTTGTCTCACCATTGTAATCAATAGTAGGAATAACAAGCTTATATGCTAACTGTATGCCTGCCTGGTAGGCTTCATTAAATTCTTTTGAATAAATTCCACCAACTCGACAAAATACTTCCTTCTCCGTTTCGTTAACATGTTCCACACCATCTGCATCCACATATCTTTCTTTTTCAATCAGATATGCCACATCGTAGTAAAGATTATTCTCACGAGTATATTCATATGCCATACTATTTCACCTTCTTATGAGATTTATCTGTCATAAGAATCTGACGTAAATCCTCATATGTTTTAGCCATTGATTCTTTATTTGAAGCATCCGTTGTACCAAATTTTGACATTACATATGCTATTACCGCTACTACAATTTCATCTTCTAAATCATCTTCATCAAATAAGATATTTAATCTATCCAAATCGTATAAACATGCATTGATATACGTTTTGATTTCATCATCATAAGCATGTGATTTAGCTCTTGTAGCAGCAGTTCTAACACGTTCTAGAAGGCTTTCAGAAATATTGAACGCCATTATCTATCACCTAAGCTTTCTTCGTACCGCTTTTTCGAGTGGCTTTCTTAGGCTCATCATCTAATAAAATAGGTTCTTCATCAGTTAATGAATGTGCTTCTGTTTGGCTTTCATCAGTTGCAACAGGTTCATCCTCAGGTAATGATTGTGTTCCTGTTTGGTTTTCATCTTTTGTAACATCTCCATTGCTTAAGCTACTTTTTTTTTTAATAAGAAGATGTATTGAGGATCTAATACTTTACCATCATTGATAACTAATGCCTGAGTTACTTCCTCATTCTTTTCATAATCCCAGTACTTCTTCACACCAAACTGCATATTTGAGTTGATCGCATAGGCTTCTTTTCCAACCCAATACATTCCGAAATATTCACCGTTTTTTGCTTCATCAAAATCTTTGAATGTATCATTTTCAACGAAATTAACTGTTCTAGCTTTGAATGTCGCACGTTCTGCACCATCAATAGGATTATATGTTTCTGCATAAACAGGACGATTATTATCGTCGGCCAATGTTTTAATGTTTGCTTCATATGTTGCAGGAGTCATAACAAACTCTGGTTTTAATTTACGCATTGATAAAGGAATCTTTGCGAACAATTTTGTTTGCCATGATTTCCAATCTTTCATTTCTGCTTCCGTAAATTCAATAATGTGATCGGCTTTAATACGTCCACTTACTTTATTAGCTTCTGTTAAAATACCTTCACACTCATTGTTTTCAGATTGACCTGTTAAAATTTCACGATCCATAGCTTCCAAATAAGCTTCTACAATAACTTTTGCTAATTCAGTTTCAAATGCATTTACAGTTAATACAGTTTGTAGTAATGTACGTGCTAAACGAATTTCACCAATCAAATATCCAAATTGTACAAATTCTGTAACAGAACCAGCCTTTTGACGATCAGATACTGTTGTTTCAGTAATACGTTTAAATGTAGCCTTGAATGAACCGATAGGATATTTAACACCACCACGGAAATTTGTATGTAATACTGCATTGTATAAGTAACCACGAGATTTACTTAATTCAGTCATTACTTTCTGAACAATTGTTTCAGGAATTAAAATACCTAGATCAGCTGCTACGCCTGCTTCTGCACTACGTTGTCTTAAGATTTCTGACTGTTTTCCTTTTTGAACGAATTCCATGAACGCACTACGATACTCCATATCGTCTTCCATTCCTTTTTTACGTTCTGATAAGTTTGTAGGCATTGATGGATGTGCTTTACTACGAGCTTGTTCCTGTTGTGTAACAAAAGCACCTTCTTCATCTACAATAGATTTTGCCATAGTATCTAAGAACGCTTGACGTTGTGCTACCTTGCCTTGTAACTCTTTGTCACGTTTTTGCAAGATATCAAATTCCGCCTGTAACATTTCCAAGTTTGTATTAGGATCGTTTTTGTTGACCTCATCTTGAATTTCTTTAAATCTTTTTTGAATCTGTTCGTGATTCATTGCATTGAATGCTGCTAGTTGTTGCTCTGTAAACATTAATTAATAGCCTCCTTAATCTGCAACAACAAACTCAGTCTTTCTCGTTTCTTTTCATTTTCTTTTTTAACCCGGTCTTCATCCATTAAAGACTTTGCCCTTGCTTCAATAGATGTTTGATCATTTGCAGGAATCGACACTGCCGAAACATCATAAATTTTTGATACCTTACGTGTTGTCCACGTCTTTTTATCTCTATCATATGATTCCTCGTCCACCATGTATCGCCATGACATCTGAGTAACCATTCCTGCCTGAATACTATCGTACAAACGTTTTGCAGCTTCTGTTCTTCCTAAGTCTGCTGCAACAAACAATCCATGTTCATCCACTTCAACAATAAGTGAACCATTACTTGTACGTGCATATACCATTCCTCCATGATCAAATTGGAAGATGATATCACTCATATCAGCGTTATCCAAACTTGAACGCTCAATCAACTCATATACATCATTACCTGCGTAATCTCGATAAAGAACATAAGGTTCAAATGTTGTAGCATATCCTTCAACATAGTACTGAGTATCAATCCGTTTATTTTCCGTCACCGGGTTCATTTGGAACGGGATCGAGCGCATTTGGATTTTGCTGTGGTTCGGTTTCCCCATTGTAACTAATTCCTCCTTGATTTGATTTAGTTACCTGGATGTATTCACCTCGAATAAAACGTTTCTTACCTTCATCATCTGGTAAAGGCGCTTTGTTCATAATATTTAATGCCCCGTTTGTATCAATCATTCCACGGTCAAACATTTGAGTCGCAACATTCAATTTTGTCTGTGTTGAATCATACTGTAAACGATCGCTTGTAAGAATGATTTCACTACCATTCATAATCTGATTTACGGAATATAACATTCCACTCAATACTTCTCCAACTTCAATAAAGAATGGTTCAATAATTGATTCATAAAATGCATTCCATTCATCAGGTTTATATTTATTTTGTAAAATAGCTTCACTAATTCCAAAATAGCTGTATACACTATTTTCAATTGCTTGCTTCTGCTTGGCATCCACTAATAGTGGTTTACTTTCAATCGGTTTTACTTCATCAAATCGATTGTCGACAAGGAATACACCTGTTTCATTCTTGTTCAGGTTATTTCTCAAGATCATGTTTTGTTGTTCTTTATAATCCTCATCATCGTCAATTGGTGTTGAAATTTTAGCTAAGAATCGAACAATAGAACTCGACTTGATTGCATTGATTGCTCCTTCTTCCTGAGCAAGCATCAATTTAGCTGTTGTATCAAATGCATCATTCGTATCACCAAAGTAATCATTTTTATACTGCATTTGCCTTAGATGCCCTACTTTGCTATACTCAATTAATTTTGTTTCGCCATAGATGAAATTAAAATAAATATAAACTACACCATTGATTTCTTTTAACTGACACTGACTCGGAACAGCAGGCCATAGTCCTTTTATCATTCCATATTCATCTTCAATTGGAATAATGAAAGCATTGTTTTCTGCAAAATAGATAGTTGCCAATCTTTTGTAAAATTGACTAGCTGTCATATAAGGATTTGGCTTTTTCTTAACCAAATAGTTATATATCTTAGCTTTGTAGTCTTTGTTTGTAAGTTCAGGTGAAGCCTTCCCACATGACGTGGCAATTCGATTGATACATGCTCTGCATAGTCCAATCTCATATATTCCACCATCATATGATGAATACACTGGTGAATATCCACCTAAGCTTGCAAACATAGAGTGTAATTGATTTTGTTTAGGTGCTGGCTTATTTAGTCCTAATAGACTTCCTAGCAAACCAAATCTTTTTCTTCTGCTTTTAGCCACTAATTCACCTTCCTTTTCTTGTTTTCAAGGCGGTATTTAAATGTATCCCACCATTTTTGTCTTACAGTGTATGCATCAATAACAGATGCATACCCATCAATATGTTTTCTTGGATCAGTTTTAATCATGCGGACACGATTGTCCTCCGCAACTTTCTTTAATGCCACGCTAGACATATGGGCTTGTAAAAGTCCATTTGTTCCTGTATGAACAAATCCATCTCTTACATATCCCGTAAATTCATTAATAACCGGTGTAAGGTTAGTTCCTTGAATGACATCATCCATCTTGTATCCATATTTCTTCATATCATCCACAAGATACTGAGCCGAATAACGGTCATATCCAACAACCACGCAATAAATCTTGTATTTCTTGCGTAGCATTTCAAACCATTCCGTAACATCTTCATACCGTACAAAGTTTTCCCCACTTGGACTTAAATATCCCAATTGAATAAATCTTGTATATGGTATTTTGTCTCTTTCCTCTAGCTCCTTGATTTTTAATGTTGGAAGCCAAAAATGAGTAAATATGTAGTCCTGTTCTTGAATTCTTATAACTACAGATGCGGCTGTTAAATCGGTTGTTTGCGACAAGTCAATTCCGCCAACTGCATATGTATGTGCAAAATCTTCAAATTTAAGTTCTTCACCTTTAACTTTGTTAATATCTTCTGCACTAAACAACGCTTCCGTTGAATTCTGTTTGATATTCGCATATTTTGTTATAAACTCTGCCTTATATGTCGGTGAGCTATGTGCTTTTAAAATTTCGTTCTGCAAATATTCATAAGAAACCGATATCCCAAGGTTTGGCATTGCTTTTCTTAATTCAATAGGATCATCCCATTTTTGAATATCATCAATCATATAAAAGAAAGGCAACATTTGTTTTTCATCAGACGTACCTAGTAAAACAGATGTTCCACGAACAAATAATTCATCATATAATCCTTCATCAATATAGTTTGCGGTACTTACAGGAATATAAAGTGGATCAGGTCTTGCACCACCTGCCGACAACATAACGTTGTACATTTTCATACCCGCTTCACCTTCCCAGGCGGCAAACTCATCAAAGATTGTCAAATATGGGTTAAATCCATCTGACTTCTTAGATGCAAAGGCAATTGGCTCCCATCTACAGTTGTTCTGTTTCATGTAGATATCTGTTCTACGTTTTTTCACTCTTTGACTCAACGCTTTAGAGTGTTCCATCATTTGATACAGAACATTGTAAATGATCAGCGCTTGTTTTAACTTTGGCGCTATATTGTATATCTGCATACCTGCTTCATCAGAAGTGAATCCAACATCAAGTTCAATACCTGCACAAAGAAATGATTTTCCTTGTTTTCGGCCCATGACCGTAGGTATTTCACGAAACTGCCTTTTTCCATTCTTATCAACAAGTCCGAATATGCACGCAATATAGTATTTTTGCCAAGGCTCAAGCTTCACTTTTGTTGTTTTTCCTTCTACGTGATGACAAAACGTTTCAATAAACGCTATATGCATTTCCGCTTTTTTCTCATCATAGAAGAAATCTCCATTTGCTAAACCTCTTTCAACATATTGAAGATTAAGCTTTATCCACTTACCGACTACATCTTCACCCGATTTAATACGTTCTTTATAAATATCTAGATATTTCATTTAAATCTGCTCATGAACTCATCCAATTCATCACCTTTTTTTCCGGATACTTCTGTTGTTTTTGAAAGTGAAGTAGGTGACAAGCCAAGTTCTTTGCAGTATTTCATGATCTGATCACGTAATTGAACGGTAATAATGTAGTATGGTGAGCGCGATAAATTCGTTGCACCACCCTTGTTCGTATATTCAACAACCATCTGTAGAGATTTGTAGCCATTTGCTTTACTTGAATCTCTCCATTGCTTCATTGTTGAATCATATTGGGCCAAGGCATCTGCAAGTGAATCAACCGCAACCGAATATTCAGGAGAAAATGTGCCTAAATTCTCTAGTTGTGAATTGATTCTTTTTTTCCATGCTCCTTTTTGCATTCATCATCCTCCCTTCCACATCCTATAAGCATTCCGTTTTCATCAAATTCAAAAGATGGTTTACGTTTGGAATGTTCCTCAGCATGACATAAGTCACACAACGCTTCCAAATTAGAATCGCCAAATAGAATGTGTACATCTCTATAGTTATCCTGGTCAATGTGTATTTTGTGATGCACACAAGTCGACCTGGTATAGATACCTTTTTTCAAACATCTTTCACAAAGTGGATGTGCCTTTCTATACGCTTTGCTTTTCTTTTCCCAAGCCTTACTTGAGTAAAATTTTCTAGCATAATTTCTAGCACCTGTTTTTGTTGCTTCTGAACCATAATATTTTTTCATATCGCTACATTCAAAGTTTTGACCATAACTACAGTTAACAGATTTAAAGGACGACAAAAACTAACAGTAAACACTTTGAATGCAGTGATATGAAAAAGACCCATGTTTCCACAGGTCTTTTTCAACGGGCACTAAAATGAAACAATCCAAGAACTACCTTGTTTGTTCTAGAAGATGTTTTCCAATCTTCACGACTACAGAATATCACGGTTTTTCTTTGTACACTGTACAAAATGAAGAAATTCAGATTTTACCCCCTTGTCACACACACATGACCCAGTTTTTTTGAACTCCCCACGCCGTTCCCCAAAGTGCAAAAAACTTTTTGAAAGATAGGGGCGGTCTATGCTGATCTGATCCATGCTATGGCGCTTTCAGGGTTAAAAATCAAACCTATGCAGCTATCACAACGCCGCCACGTTCACGGCTTCAGTCATATGACATTTATATATTCATTGACATGTTGAAACATTTTACAACACGCATTGTTGAAAGCGTTGTTTCATAACATGGCCATGACTACATTAATAGAACACACACGCACGTTCTTATATATGCAATAAGTCTTGCATCACTCCAATACATTGGATCATATGCATCTGTTCCATATGTTTAAGCGTGTCAATTGTCTTCCTGGATCTAGTGCAAGACAACATAAAAAAAGGACGCTCACCACGTCCATACATGTATATATTATAGTCTGATAACTATATCTTATAAGACTAAAGGCAAACACTAAATAAAGCCTTATAAATAGGCGCTTGCGTGCACGTTTGCAAAAACAAAAGCTTTTTAAAAAAATGAGCTCCAAAAAAATATTATTATTTTTTTATTGACATAGTTATAACTATGTGTATAATGTAAGTGTAAGCTAAATAAAAAGCTTACACAAAACAAACGGCGCTTACTCATAAAGCCAAGCCAAGACAACTTTAAATTGATAGATTGGACTTGATAATATGGATAAGTTTATAAGTTTATTAAATAAGTTGTTGTTTAGGCTTCACATAAATATAAGCCTAGACATAAAAAAAGGGCGCTTACTCATAGATATAAAAGTCAATGAATAGCGTCATTAAATAAGCAAATAAATTATAGCGTCGTTTGTTTAAATAGTCAATAAAAGGAGGGATATTATTTCTAAAAAAAAAGCTGAATCATTTAATCAATTTAAGTACATAAACGATTATAAAAAAACGCATTACAAAAGAGTAACCGTTTTAGTTCCTATTGATAAAGTAGATGTACTTAATAAGCTTGATCATGTTGATTCAAAAAGTGCTTATATTCTGGATCTTATCGAAAAGGATATAAACAAATAAAAAAATGTGAACCCCTTTGAAAGCTTGGCGGCGTCAAGGAGTCCACAACAACGGCAAATATACACAAATTTCAGGAGGTTAAGCCCGTCTTGTATATATTGCTTTTCTATTCTACCATAGACGGGTTAAAAAAGAAAATGTTAAAGACTTATTCAAAAGAAGCTATTGAAAATATTAAAAAGTATGTATGTGATAATGTGGATTTTACCGGGTACGATCAATACGCATACATTGAAAAGTTTGAAGAAGACGCGAAACACGGAAAACAAATCGATTTGTTCAGCGTTTACGCTCATGCAATTTATGACTGCTTTTATCATGAGGTTGTAGAATATGACAAATCAAGAAAAAGTATTAATGAACTTTTCTTTTATTGGTGTCAAGGACTCCCTAGCGTTCTAGATACTTGTTACTACTACAATAGAAGCGCCGTCGATGATCTGGCGGTAATTTTGGAAGAAAGCGAAAGCGAAAAAAGTAAATTCACTGAGCGCCAAGCAGAAGAAAAGCTTACACATTTAATTTTTAGAGAAATTAAAAAAGCTGTTTCAAAAGGTAAAAAAGTATGTTAACCCGCAAAGATCTTGACAAGATGAGCGCCGTCAAGGTGCTCATACTTGCATTTTTAAAATTCTACTTCTATATATGTTTTGACGCATTGTTGATATGCCTATTTTTAGGCTTATCAAACATAATACTACCACTTATTTATTAATTGTAGGAGGTTTTAAAAATGAATAATAAAGAATATATTGAGTTTACAGAAAAAAAACTAGATCGACTAAATGGATCTAGCTGCAAACCTTACACAATTACAAAACATTTAAATGGTTTGTATAATTTATGTTACGGGCTTGACGTTGTGGCCTGGATGCTAAAGCCGCGTGAACTTTGGCAGCTTGTAAACACTTTATGCATTTTGGATATTTTAGGAGGGTTAAAAAATGACAATGTGGAAGCGTGAACGAAACCATTTTAATTATTATGTTACAAATGAAAGAAAACAACCACACATTTATGTTGAAGCGTTAGGAACTCCCAGCGCTTCAACTGAAAAAATTTTAAAAGATCATGGTTTTAAGTTTGATCATAGCAAGTGCATGTTTGCAGCAGTTCAAACAAATGAATTAAGGCTTTTCGTCGCTCATGATCTTGACAAGCTTTTCAATTATGATATTCAATTGTTTTTCAATACTGAAGCAAAGAAAGAGTTATATACACCAGATATTCAAGAAATAAAAGATATTTGTTATCATTTTAAAATATACAAGTGTTATATTGATATTTTAAATAAGGATCTTTTTAAGATCTGTAAGCCTGGATCAAAAAGTTTGCTAGCAACTTATAATACTAATTCAAAAACGATTGGCATTTTTTGTAGAAACAAATTGCAAGAAAGCTATATATACAATAATGGTAAAATAGAAAAAATGAGAGTTGAAAAGGCAGCACCAAAGAAGAAAAAAAAGCCGCTTACAGATCAGCAAAGATTAAATGAAATGCTTGAAGATTTTCCATTTTAGGAGGTAAAAAATTAACAGTCTATAAAAAAGCTTCATCTCAGCAAAATAGAATAAATGCGTTGTGCTATAATTTGTAATATATATATTAGATTAATAAAATACTTAAAGGAGGAAACAACAATGGCAGCAAAAAGCGAATTAAAAAAGGTTTTAAATATTGTTAAAAAGTTCAAAAGTGGGAAAGATCTTACGTTTGAAGAAATTGAAACTCTAGCATACACAGATATACGTATGCTAGATACAGAGGAATGGAGCTCTGTAGATGACACTCTTTCTTATATTTTGGAAGAATACGGGGAAAAATGGTCTGAATATGATGAAAACTTCCCTAACAATACATATAGATATGGATATATCTTAGAAGGACATATCTTTGTGACTGGTTACACTGGTGTAGCTGGTTGCTATTGGTACGAAGAAACGGGGATGCTATGCGCTTAAAAAAATAACAGCCTTTAAAAGGCTGCTTTTTTTTATACTTTCATTTTGCTTATTTGCTTCTGAATCAGCTGCAAAATGTTTTTTTCTTGTTTCTTTCACATAATAAACATAATTCACAGACGCATCTTCATCATCATGCGCATTGTATTCAAAAACTTTTTCAACCAGCTTAGAACAAACAACACCAATCTGTACATTATCATACTTCACAAAAACTTCTTTATAAGAAAACTTATTTTCATCCATTTCATCACTCCTAAAAAACTTTTTTACATATCATTCAATATTCTTAAAAACTTTTTGTAATCTTCTCCTGATCTTAGATAAAACTTATTACATCCATTCTTTATATCTTCATAATTGAAGCACTCAATTTCATTATCTAAAAACTTCCTATATAAACTTTTGAATTGCGATTCACAAATATAATGCTTAATAACGAGTATATCATTCTCATAATGACACCTTATAAACTTACAATGTGCCATATAAACACATACAATATGATATTCCCATTGTACAAATAAACTTTCTGTATTATGAATCAGAAAAAACTTTTTCACTTCTATTAAAAACTTTGGTAATTTGTATTTCATTTTCTTTACTCCTAAAACTTTTCTAATAAACTTATTTCTGTATAATTATCGTGGAGGATAACAAAATGACAGAAAATGAAAAAAGTAATGATGGTGTTCAATCTAGAACTAAAGGCACAGTCAAGAAAGAAATACCATCAGAAGGCGGAAAATAACCTCCATAGTCACTATCGTTGTTCGATGGTGACTATTTTCATTTCATCATTAATAAAAACTTTTGCTCCTGGAAGCGCACAAGCTTCTGAAAAACTTTTCTCAGATACGCTTTTTCTTGGTGCTATAGTAAATTCACCAGTTCTTTCTGAATGCATTTCAATATATCCACACGCAATAAAACTTCCTTCTCTAGTATAGAAATATCCAATTGTCATGTTATCACTTTCAAAAACATCTTCCTGAATAGTTCCAAAAGTCATTTCAGACAATCCTTTGCCTTTTCTAATCAAATTAACTAATGTTCTAAAAAGCTTAATAACATGAGCATGTACAGTAAACGAACTTATTAATGTTAATAAAAATGTAATCAAAACACTTTTATAAATATTCCATTTCAAATAATCACTAAAGAAGAAGCAAACAAGAATATTAAACAAGGATAATATCATCAAATACAATCTTTCTTTATCTGCTCGGTCTTGTTCTTCAATCACATTTGTGCATGTTAAAACGTAATAATTTAAATATCCACATCCACCAGCTGCAACAAACGCTAGTAAAACATCTTTTATGAAATCTTCCACAATATCACTCCTATTTATCTGCAATCGTTTCTACAAAACAATTATAATAAACATATCTTTTTCCATCATAATCAAATTTTACATATCCACCATCATTTGTTTCAATATCAATTCTACCTTCATAGCTTGCTATAATTTTTCCATCTGCTGTATACACATTAATTATTCTATTCAATCCGCCATTCAAATCTGATTTAACATCAGTACCCCAACGATCCATAGAAGCACATCCAAATAAGGAAACGCCAATCATTCCAACCATTAATAATTTGTATATTTTATTCATTTTATTCCTCTTTTCTATGTCCGATAACTATATATTATCAGACTAACTACAAACCTTTTAAAAGCCTAGTAAACAGGCTACTTTGTAACACTTTTCTAAAATAAAAACTTTATGAATTTTTGAGTCATGCTGTAATGTGTTTATTTATTTGTATCTTCTACGTTAATCAAGCCATGTTCAATCGTTTCTTTAGCAGGAAAGAACGTTATTTTATATCCATACGGATTTTCTTTTACCGAATCGGTCTGAATACTTGTATATGTAACATCTTTTGATAAATGTGCATAGAACAATTTATATTTATCTTTTCCAGTTTTAATCGTTACATTCAAATCGCCATCACTATCTGTTTCAATAGATATTTTTCCTTCAACAGAAAACAATGGTTCATTTGTTCTAGTATTTAATGCCACAACCTTTCTCGATATTTTAAAGTTGTTTGCATCCACTCTTAAATTATGATTAGCTGTATCTGATTCTTGGCATCCTACCAAACCTAGACACATTGTCATTCCTAAAATTGCACATAATATTTTTTTCATTTGTTCAAATCTCCCATAACGAGCTTTTTAAGCTCTTTCTTCATTGCATAATACATTTTCATTCTGCTACAGAACTTTTCGCCTGAAAGCTTCTCAAATGATTCTCCGTTGATATAATGACGTTTCATATATAAACGAATATCATCATCTGGAATAAGATCAATAATTGTTTCAATTTCTCTCATCTTTCCGAAGATAAGATTCTTGTCATCTTCAAGAACTTTTTCTTTTGAAATAAACTTTACAAGAACATCATTTGTAATATCCTTATTTTTCTTTGAATCCAGTCTCTGCTCAAATGATGGAGATTTTGGATCTGAAAATTCTTTTTTTCGAACCTCCAAATCCTTTAAGATTCCATCCAACGATTTAAACTTTCTTTCATAGATCTTGAACATTTCAAGCTTTTTAATTAATGCATCCACTTGAACATCTACATATTCTTCATAATCCGTTTTACTCATCTTCTCTCCTATGCAATCTCTTCAATTTCCTCAATGCTGCATGATGGATGTTTCATATAGAACTTATACATTGCCATACTTTTTGACTCTTCATGAACTTCCATGACACAAATATTATTGTCTTTGATATATTTAATTCTGTATTTTTTTAACATCTTTATATTCTAACCTTTCCAATCGCTTAATCATTTTGTTTCATAAAAATCATCATACAAATATTCTTTATTCACCTTATTTTTTAAATCCATAATTTCCAGCCTTTGTGCTGTAATCATATTTTCTAAACTTGTAATCTGTGATACCATTGCACAACTACATACAATCAATCCACATATAGCACCTAACATCAATCCTATTGTAAACCACATATTAGAAACCACTCTCCAACGGATTACCTGATGGTGCGTTCAATCCATATAATGTTGCATATACAATAACCGCATATACAACATAAAGTACTGTACAAGTAATAATAAGATCCAGGCTCTTAATAATTGATTTTTTAATTTTATTCATCATCATTTAAATATTTAAACTCTTTCATTAACTCATGCTTTGTTTTTTCAAACTCTGATTCGATTTGTTTCTGTACATCAATCTTAGTTTGTTTAAACCATTTCTTTTTAAATTCAGTAACTGCCCTTCGGTAAGTATCTTCTCCAGTGTCACTGCTCTGCCACCACTCTAAATCATGCAACACTTTAACTAAATCTTTCATCATTTCATTTAATTGAGAATCGAACATTCTGTTAACACATTCTTCTTCAACTCTGCAATACACATAGCTGTAACTTCCACCACTCATTAGTTAATCTCCTTTTCAATCTATAATCTTTCTACCACAATTTGGACAATATTTTGGTCTGTAACCATAAAAGAATTCTACTCTATTATCTTCGTCGCTTTTAACTCCTGTTTGGTGTACTGATATGAATCCACAATTAGAACATTTAAATACATCCCTTGAATCATATTCTAATTTGTTAGTGCAAGTTTCTTCTTCTAACCATCCGAGTTCTATGCATTGTTGGATGATCGCCATTAATTCATTTACCGATATGGCTTCTGTTGTTAATTCATTTCCTAGTACATCTTTAACTGCAATACGCCTAGACACTTTATCAAACGCAATATCTCGTGATGCAGTAATATTTACGCGTCCATACATTATAAAAGTGTTTGGTGTTATTTTTTTTGTGAATCCTAATTTTATAAACATTCCTTCAGCAGTCATATCCTTCTCCTAATTTACTTATAGCCAAAAACTCAACATTTTGTTGACCTTCATACCAATCATTTAACCAACTTATAGTATCCTCGCAACAATTCCACGCTGCACATTCCGTCGAATACGTCCATTCTTTTTCAAAGTCATATTTGTATCTAAGGTAAACTAAAAAACTATAATCATCATTTTTTGCTATGTAATCATTTAATTCTTCTTCTGTGATCCCCTTTTTCAATCGAACAAATTCAATTGAAGGTATTTTAATCTCATTCATTTTCTTCCTACTCCTTATACCATCCTAATTCTTTACATTGTTGGATGATTGCTTGTAACTCATTCAAACTAATAGTATGAAAGATTTTACTGACTATGATATTTTTACCATTCAAATCAAATACAATTGAATCGACCCTGAAACATCTAGTGTATCTGTAAGTATCATTCACTCCATCACTGGTATATTCTTTTTCAAATTCATACCCTAATGCTTCAAACATTTGTCTAGCAGTATCCATCGTTAATCACCTCACAATTGCCTAAAATATCTTGAATCTTTGTATCATAATCAACATCCATGAAATATCCTTTATCTTTTAACTCTCGTAAAATCCTGCGATCTGAAAGTTTACAATCGTTATTACAATCACGGTATGTTTGAATTAAATCATATTCAAATCGGCTCAATTTGTATGTTGGCTTTTTGTATGGACTTGCCAACCATTCAAATCTTTTTTCTCCACAACAGTCACAATTGTTGAAATCGCATTCGTCACAATTTGTATCTTCACATGGTTTAGGCTCGCCATTTACTACCGCTAATTTATATTTAACATTTTGCACAATTTCATCTTTGAAGTGTTCATAATTAGTTTCTGCTTTTTCTTCTTCTAGCCAACCTAATTCTTTACATTGCTTTTGAATTGCTTTTAATTCTGGGATGCTAATATTTACACAATCAAAAACTCCTTTTGCTTTTCTGAATTTTTTGTTTTTAATACAAAATTCAATCGTAATATTTTTTTTACCATCAAAATAAGATATAAGTGTGTCTTCGCTATATGCTTCGGATAGCTTATATCCGATTTCTTCAAACATCTGTTCTGCTTTCATTAAATCCACCCCAATTCCTTCATTTGTTGTTGAATTGCTTTAAATTCATCAACAGTAATACATTTAAGCTCGCCGCAT